AGCTCCTAAAGCTAAGAAAGCTAAAATATAATGTCAAACGTACAAGTATTTAATGATAGATTTTCTTATGGCAATCCAGCTTTTGCTGCAATTGAAGATGTTGTTGATACATTAGTTGATACAACTTTAGAATCTTTATCGCCATCTTTAAAAGAGATGGCAAATACTGTACGTAGACATAGTGTTCTTTTAAAAAAGAAAACAACTAAAGAAATATATTTCTGTATAATTGAACATGCAGATCCTCGTATAGCTTTAGTTTTAGCTGCTTCAAGAGACAAAACTGGACTGAGATTATTCCCAACATTAGAACAAGTTAAAGAAGCTATGTTTGGTCCTCTCAGTCCTGATGATACTACTTTTATTGATGGACAAAATAATATATTTGTTCAAGGAATAAAAAGAGTAGCAGCAGCATTAGCAGCAAGTGTTATTATTGGGCAATTAGCTCAAATTCCTGAACAAGCTAAACATGCTGATGTATTAGAAACACAAGCATTAGCTGATTTAGATCGAATTATATCAGTTCCTGATATATTAAAAGAAGCTATATCTTCTGTTAATAAATTAGATGGTACTGTTAATCAAGCTTTCTTTTTCGAGAATAGAAGTTTTTCTTTAAATAGTACTCTTAATATAAGTATATTTTTATCAACAGAATTATCGCCATCTTGGATTTCTGTTGGTTCGTTTAGTGGAAACATTACTACAAGTGATATTGTTATTGCGATAGCTGATGCTATCAATACACAAACTTTAGTTAGTAATCAAGGAAATATTGTTGCAAGTCCTATAATAGATGGCAAAAATAAATTTCATAGAATAGAATTTTCTGCAAGAAACAGAGATTCAACAATTCAAAACGAACTTATTATTGTTCGTATAGTTAATTTAGAAAATACAATAAAACAAGATCTTCCTTTTAAATGGGGTACAGAAGCAGAATGGATGGGGATAGGTGAAGTTAATTCAGCTATTTTAACTGTTCAACAAGGAAAAACCACAACAGCTATACAAAATTCTGCAAACAGAACTGGTAATCCAACTGTCCTTTATTTTAAAAGAGCACCAGTAAACTCTGGTAATCAAGTATTAAGTCAGTCGGGAATTATTATATCAGATGCTACTTGGGCTAGCACGTCTTTGATATATAGAATTAGTCCTACACAATCGGATGCTGTTACTGTTCTTTTTGAAAGAGAAACATCTGCAGATCCAGTAATACAAGCTAATTTAGATTCATATAGACCATCAAAATTAGCTTTAGCTTTGCTTAACGCTTTGTTTATTAATAAAAGTGCAAGTAAAGCATTAGGTGCATTAATTCGTAACGACGATCCTAGTAGTGCAAATGCAATGACAGCAATAGAATTAGTAGCATTTAATGCTATGAATCCACAGGTGTGGATGATACTAGATTTATTGCAAATACCATCTGACATATTAGTTTCAGTTGGAAATCTTAATGGACCTGTAACACCATTTTCTTCGTTGCCAAAAACAGTTAGAGTTGAAACACATTACGAATTTAGGTTATCTGCAACTAGTATTGATAATCCTACTTCTTCAGGAACTAATTTCTTATCAAAACCAAAAGTATTACGTTTAAAAGAAAGTAGTCCATTAAAAGATTTATTTAAAGATGCTACTTATCATTCAAGGAACTTTTTGTAATGGAGCGTGTAGCACCAACAGTTAGACAATTAATTAACGCAGTACTTGGTTCAATAGCGACTCATCCTAGAATAATAAACCCTGAAATTTATTATCCAATTGTAGGTGCTGATGAACAAAAAGAAGAAGTTAAGATAATTAAATATAGAAATTATGATGGTATTGAATTACAAGAACCTGGCTTAGTACTAGACGTATTTCCTTACTATTCTAGTAGAACATTTTCTAGTGGATTGAGAGCAAAGTCTGGTGGAAAAAGTGTTGCTTTTAAACCAATGACTTTAAGCCATAATTCTAGAAATAGTAATTATCAGGAAGCTACTTATAATGTAGTTATTCAATTAAATTATCAAGACGTAGCTATTAATAATACTGCAACATATAAATATGATGTAATGTCAAGTACTGGTTCTGATTTTTTACAAATACCTCACGGATATAATGTTAGAACTCGTGAACAAAATTTGATGGATTTATATGGAAATAAAATTGTAGGCGTTCATAATTTTAATGACCCTAATTTATATCAAGAAAGTATAAACATAGAAGTAGATATAAATCCAGGAGAAGAAATCCTACGAGAATATTTAGATTTACTTCGTTTAGTTGTAAATGATATGCCAACTTTATTACCATTTTCTATAAGAGATGGTTTTGTTAAAGAATTTGATTTTCCAACTACTTCTTGGAATAGAACTAGTTCAGATATTTATTTTCATTTTGCTTGGTTATTAGTAGAATTCGTAGTATTTCCACCAGGAGGTTGGGGCAATTTAAAAACAATTGAAGAAATAATCATATCAGATTAAATAAGATTCATTTTTCGATAACATTTTTCGATTAGATTAACTAAAGAGAAATACGATATTATTCAGTTAGGTTTATACAACATATATATGACAACCTCAGTACCTGGAAGTAATTACGCCTTCCCAAATATTAAATTTAATGAAAGTACTATTGGTCCTGTTCCTTTTACTCCCGAATGGAGAAATACTATTGGTTTAGCTGGTGTATTTAATAAAGGTCCTCAAGGTCCAATTCAAATTAATTCACGACAACAATTTAACGCTTTATTTTCTGAAGATGACTCTGCTGGTTCTATCTTTGTTAGACAAGCAATGTTGCAAGGTGCAACAAACTTTTCTATCAGTAGAGTAATGCCTTCGGCACGTTCTGCAGTCGGAACAGTTAGTTTGCAATCTGGAACTAATCCAACAATTAATGAAGCTCATGTTTCGCCATCTGGTCCAAAAACCATTGGTTTAACATTAAACATTAATTATGTTGGTTCTCCAGTTATTAGACCTGGTGTATATATTGGTTCACCAGTTCGTATTAATTCAATATCTCAATTTCTTCCTGTATTTGAAGGAATTGGATATTTTGATGCAACTATTCAAGAAAAAATTGTTCTTGCATCAATTACTCCTTCAGCCGCAGTAACTTTAAGTTTTATTGATATTGCTGCTAGTGGAATTTCTTTAGTTTCTATTAGTTCTTCTACCGATTCTGCAGGAACAGCTATTGTACGAAGTAAAGTTAAGCCTGGTTTAGTTATAACAAAAGATGTTGCTGACGCTAGTACGACTGCTCTTCCAGTAGGCGGTTTACAAATTCTTTCATATCCTTATGAAAGTGCAACTGGTGTGTATTCTTTTTATGTTAAAGGAACTATAACTGGTGCTGTAACAGCAACTCCAACATCGGTAGTTGTTGGTGCTCCTACAGGAACTGATTATTATATTTTACGTTATCAGTATCGCACTCCAAGTGGAAGTCTTTTGCCAAGTACAACTATTTCAACAAACACGTATGATGTAGTTGGAAGTGCTCAAGGTTTCTTTACTGTTGGTAATTTGGTAAAAACTTTTCAAGATATTAAGTTTTTAAATAATGCTGCTGGTGTTATAACTGAAGTTAATACTGGAATTCAAGTTGCTTTGGGAGACACCAACAACAGTGATCCAATGGAACTTATTCCTGGTTCAGTATTCACTGTTCCGTTTATTAAAACGTCAGTATCTATTGGAGAAACTGATGCTAATGCTCCTGGCTTCCCAGTTACTAGTAAAGCATTTATTGGTGGAACATCTTCTTCAGATATTCTTACCAATCTTAGATTAGAAATGCTTAAAAATGAATTTGTAATGGGCTTACTTGATGGAGTAGACCTTAATATTTCATTAGTTCCTAACAGCGTTTCATTTACAACTAATTTCCAATCAATTGAAGCTAATCGAGTTTATTATAAATTAACTCGCACTGTGTCTTCTGATAGTCCACAAGACATTCTATTTGGTGCTTCAGGCGCTGTTTACGACACTAATCTTCCAATGAGTGGTGGTCGTGATGGAATGAAAAGCGCTTCTCGCTTTTTGTATGATGCTAACGGAAATGCTTTAGTTTATATTGAATCTCTATCTCCTGGAGTTAGTGGAAACAATATTCGAGTTACTGTACGTCCAGCACCTCCAGGAAAATTCAGAATAGACGTAAGAGACGATGCTGCAATTAATAATGCTGTAGTAAATCCTCCTGAAACTTTTCTTCTTTCCAACTACACAGTTGATAAAGAAACTGGTTTATATGGAGAAACTGCAGACTCTAAGCTAATACGAGCGTATTTTGTTCCAGTTTATGAGAATCTAGTTAGTGAGATTGCAACTTCTACTTTTGATCTAACTCCTCAACGTGTTGCTCCTCCTCTATCAGCACTGGAAAATTCAATTCAAATCAACAATCCTCTGCATCCTGCTCATCGTGGTGTAGCGTACTTAACTGGAATATATCTTCAAAATGGATATGAACCAGTTGATTATAAAGTTACTGCCCCTAGTGACAATGATTATGTTGATGCTATTCGTCGTTTAGAAACGGAAGATGTTGCTATTCTTTGTGCTGCTTCATTAAATGTTGGAGACGTTCGTTATGAACGTGCAATTACTGAACTGCTTGTACAAGCTGAACAATCAACTACTTTTAATGGATTAAGAGTATCTGTTGTTGCTACTTCTCCTAACTTGTCAGCATCAAGAAGTGAAACAGTTACTGCTGGTATTAGCAGTGACCGCTTAGTGGTAGTTTCTGGATTTACTCGCATGGCAGGAGTACGTTCTGTTTCTACTTCTCCTGATGGATTCTATGCTGGTATCCTTGCTTCTATTCCTCCTCATGTATCGCCTGCGGCGGTGTATGCTGGTAAAAGTATTAATGGAGTATTACGCACTGATACTAAGAATGACCCATCTTACCTTAACTCTTTAACGTTAAGTCGTATTGAAGTATTACACTTCGATAACGGAATGCAACTGTATAAGTTTCTTAATGGTCTTACAACTTCAAGTGATCCAACTACTAAGTGGGTTGCTATACGTCGTTTGGCAGATCAAATCATTATGGATTTGTATCGTAATCTTCAATGGGTACGTTCACTTCCACATGATGCTGGACTTCGTAGTCGTGTTGCTAGTGCAATAGATGCATATCTTCGTACACTAATGCGTGGTGGTCAGATTTATACATATCAACCAACGATATGTGATGAATCCAATAACACAATTGATGATATTTCACGAGGTTATCTAAACGTTCGTGTAACATATACTCCTGTGTTTCCTGCTGACTTCATCAACGTTGACTTGTTAAGAGATATTACTAGTGAATTCTCTTTAACAACTTCGGTTGGTCGTTAATAAAAAAGTTAGTTAGTTGAAAAACTAACTAACAAATATTTACATTTATAAAATATATGACATACATAGCAGGTCCATCTTTAACATCAACCAACGGTAATAGTGTTAGTACTATAGGCGGAGCCGTTGTTAATAACGCAGGTCTCGATCCTTTTCAAGGTTATGATGCTAGTGTTTGGGTTTTAGACCAAGCAACTGGTAAATACAACCTTGTAGGAGAATTTACATCAGTTCAAGTCACTGTCCAAAATGCTACAGAACCTTATCTAGAACTCAATCAACGTATTCCCCGTTACTTAGATGGTGAATTACAAATAGGTTGGGTACTTGAACGAGGAATGATTGATGTACGAATTCTTCAACAAACCTTTGGTATTAGTACTCTTTCTCGCGAACTTAAACTTTCACGTAACTCTAGATTCCAAATTGTGTTTGAAATTAACGCACCAGAATTAGATAGAGTTAACAACACTGTAAGTGCAGGTCGTGGTTCTGTCGGTAATGGCGGATTATTAGTTTATCCTTCGCAAGCTGGTACGTTTAGTCAGCCTAAAGCGAAAGGTCAAATTAGATTATCTAATTGCAAAATTGACAGTTTAACCTTTGGTGCAACTGCTGGTCGTAACGTAATAGCTAACAGGTGGGAAGGTTTAGCTGAAGGCATTGAAGAAGTTTCTACTACTTCTGTGTGGGCTGGTACAGCTCTAGGTTCAACTCAGACTGCTCAAGATTCATTCCAGAACATTGGTACAGTTAACCAAGGTTTAGCTGGTAGTCAAGCAGGAAGACCAATTGGAGTATCTAGTACAGTATTAAGTAGTAATGGTACTGCTGACGGTTTTTAATAATCAGATACAAATATAAAAATCCGGTTAACATTATGTTAGTCGGATTTTTTTTTAAATTTAAATGGCAAGAAAAGATAGAGATTTACTTAAAGCTAAAACTGGACTTAATAGAACGCCAGATATTATTGCTAACGCTATTGCAAATCCTTTAGTTGTTAGAGATTTTTACAAAGGTTCTGAACTTGGTGATAATTGTCATTTTAAAAATGGAGCTATTCCAGTTGCTGTTATAACAGATTTAAAAGGAACAATTATTTCTGGTAACGCAATTGTAAGTGCAGAAGGTATAGTTCAAAATCCTTCAGATACACCTGGATGGTTAGTATCTGGATGTAAAATTATGGTTACTAGGTTTTGGGCTGCTTCTACAGCATCTATTGCTCTTACATGTTCTTTTAAACAAGGTCAAGTACCACCCCAAGTACCAGAAGTATTAAGTTATGAAAGAGACTTTTGTGTTTGGATTGGTTTTATAAATGAAGTTAGAGCTGTAGTTCAATCAGATCTTAAAAATGGTTTGCTTGTAAGAACGTTTGTAGGAGTAATAGAAAATCAACAAGTAACTTGTTCAGCAACTGGCGGTGTTACTTTGCAAATTCAAGCTAGATGTAGAATGAAATGGCTTATGGATTCTATGGTTTATCTTTCTCCAGATGAACTTAAGAAAACTGCAGAAAATGAAGATAAAGCTTCTTCTTTTTTAAGACGTTCAGACTTAATTTTAAAAATAGCACAAAGAGGAATTGGGCAAGGAGATGAAACTGAATGTATTGATTGTGGAAAACAAATATTAAAAAGTAAAGAATATACTATTGATATTGAAGATGATGCTTTAATTAATAGTGATACTTGGTATGAAAGTAAAGGTCCTTTAGTTGGTAAAACTAGAACTGATTTAGAAGTTCAAGAAAATCCTGAATTTCGTATATTTGTTGGAAGAGCAGGTATTCAACTAGAACAAGCTAGTGCATTTTTAGTAAATCAACAATTATCAATTGAAATAATTAAATTTCTTGCTTTACAAGAAGTATTTCCAACAGAAGTATTTCAAGATAGTAGAGATGGTAACTTTTATTTCTGTCCAAGAGCTAATGATATAACTGGATTAGTCGATCCTAAAAGATTTTTTAGAACTTATTATTGGGGCGGTGCACCTGAAGATTCTAATGTTAATCAATCAACACATTCTTTTAGAGAAGAAAGAAGTTCAATTAGTTTAAAAACAAATTTTTTGATTGATAAGTCAGCTCCTTTATCTGATAATTCAGGTCAGGACGATTGGATGATTCATTTAAGAACTAAACCTGATGCTTTGAAAAATGTTAGATTTGCTTGTAAAATTCAACGTATAAGTGACCCGACTATACAATCTTTAGCAGAAGCAGCAACTGTTGCGTTAGCAATGGCAAGAATTATGGGTCGTGAAACAAGAGCAGCAATGATTGTTGTTTCAGGAGATCCTTCTTTAATTCCCGGTGAAGTAATTCAAATTATCGGTTCACCAATGTTAAAGAATGGAGGAAGAGATCAAGTTAATTCAGATCGTTCAATGTTTCTTGAATACAACGAACGTTACAAAGATAATGTTAAAGAATATGGAGAGCAGGCATTTAACGGTGTTGATGAAAAAGAAATTGAACTTCCTGTATATGATAAATCTGTCGCAAAATTTAGTGTTAGTCCAGAAGCTCAAGACCCTAGTGAAATTATGTGTAAAACAACTTCACAAGTTCAAGGTGAAAATGGAATTGGTTTTAATAAGGAACCTGAAACTATATTTAGAATTGATGCAGTTATGCATAAAATAAACATGGGTGGTAGCACTGGATATACTTCAGAGTGTGCATTACTTAGCCCTTTCTGATATAATTAAGAAGTACTAGTTCAATGTTTTAAATGAAAGTTGCAAGTAATAAATCTTCTCATGTTTACTTAATTCACGCTTTTGGTACTGACATGTTTAAGATTGGTATTGCAACTGATTCATTTAAAAGAATCAAAACACTACAAACTGGAAGTCCTGTCGAACTTCAACTAATAAGAAATGTTAAATGTAAATATCCAAGTATGTTAGAAAATGAATTACATACTGGTATATTTAATAAATACCATTCTCATGGAGAGTGGTTTAAAATACCTAAAGAAGAATGTGTAGCTTTATTTGATAAACATACCATTCCTTATCAACTATAGAAAAAGAACCCCAATTTAATTGGGGTTTTTAATAGCAATTTTATCTTGGATAGGATAAAATTAAGATACATTCTTTCTTAGTTTACATGAACATTTCAATTTCTTCGAGAGTTACACCTGAAATCAAAGCTTCTCTTAAAACTTATTCTGATATTAATTCAATATCAATGAGTGAAGTAATTAGACGTGCTTTAGAAAGCTATCTAGAACAGCCTACAACAGTAGTTAATAATACTATTGAAGAATTCACGCCATCTTTAATAACAACAGTCTACGAACCACCTGATCCAGAATTAGAAGATAATATTACTACAATCGATATTGGTTTTACAGGTTCAGAATTAACTGTTCAACCAAAGTATAAATCTGAATTTGACATGTTGATGGGAGTTAGCGAAATTGCTAAACGAAATAATTTAAATCACTGGGAGGAAGAAGAATTAATATGGGCTAATAGAGAATATTTTGAATATGACAAACCTTTAAATCGTGAGTCTTTTAATAGTGATAAATTATTTGAAAATGCTATATTTCTACAAACAGCGGAAGTACCAGAATTAACTGAAGAATATTTAGCATCATTTGAAAAAAGATATTCTGAGGAAGAAATAAATGATAAAGATTTAGAAGAAATAGAACAACGTATTGCTGAAATTCAAGAAACATTATTTTGTTCTAACGAAGGAATGGTTGGGGTATATTACATTAATGAATCTATTAAAGAAGATTTAACTCAAATAGAAATAGAAGAAATTGATGGTTTAATACTGACTGGAGTATTAAATGCTTATAGAATAATGCATTTTGAATATTTGAATAGTGAATATGATATTATACAATATTGTGTTTTAAGAGAATTTAAAAACAACCCAGAACTTATCGAATTTGTATCTGAAAAATTAACTTATTATGATGATGGCATAACTACATTGTTTGACAATCATCAAAGAATGGAATACAAAGAATTAGGAAAAAAAATGGATACAAATAATAGTTGGAGCCGAATTCTTAAATAAGTATTTATCGTATTTAAAAACCTTTGGAAGTAAAGGTTTTTTTATTGCTAATTTTTTTAATTTAATGTAAAATAATAATATACCTGATAAAAAAAAGCATGATGAATCCACCCAAAGTGAGAACTGACAGACCTATTTTAAATAGTGAAAGAGATTATCAAGAACAAATTATGTTACTTGGTTCTTATTATAAAACAAGGAAACTTTCTCAAGAAATTCCTGTTTTTATAACACCTAAAGAACAAAGATATATAGATTTTGCATTTATTTATCCTTCAGCTATTCATGCTTTTGAATTGAAAAAAAGAGAAATTAATTTTAAAGACGTTAGCGAAAAATTAAAAAATAAAGGATATTGTGAAGCGTTGAGAAATACTTATCCTAAGCGTAAGATAACTTTAACATTTATATCTCCGCGAGATTTTGATGTGGATGCAAGAACATTAATTGAACTAAATAATAATGAATTTAATGTTGATGTAAAACATAAAACTTTTTCAACATTTATTTTTAAATTGGTAAAATTAATGATTTCTGATTCGCCAGAACACACTAAATGGCATTATATAAAAGAATTGAAATTTATTTTTAAAAGGTTTGAAAAAAACCATCTTATTGAAACTGTAAATTATCTTTTACTGGTTTTATCAGAAGTAAGATATAATGCATTATTTCCGCTATACGATAATTTGTATTTTGAAATAAGAAATGAATTATTAGAATTAATTAACTAGAAAAAAAAACCCTCAACGTTGAGGGTTTTTTTTTACAAATATATGTTTTTGCAATTTTAACAGATTGTTCAAGATATTCTGTTTTTGGAGTTATTTATTATAATTACTTAAGGCTTTCAACTTCCTTACGTAAGAACAAATATTATTTAGTAACTTAAGTTTATCTGAAAACTAGTCTAAAATAGCAGGGGCGGTAGAAGTGTTGATAATACAAGTAAAATAGAAGCAATAATTTTCAAATTTAATTAACAATAAATTGTTTATATTTCTCGTTCATAATTAACCTACTAGTTTCACAATTAATTTGGTATTGGATTTCTTTTAAAAAAGCAGAATAAAAGAAAAGAGTGTCTTGTTGTTTGTAGTTTCCAACAATATTAATTATTTTATTTACATTCGTTTCTTTTAGTTTTAACCAATCTAAATAAGAAATATTCATTTTTAATTTAGAAAATTCGAATACTAAATCAATTTCCTGATCTATGTAGTTTTCAGAAGATTTTAAAAGTTGTTCATCTGTCATTGGTGTGTATTCTGTTTTTTCTTTTGTTTGTGAGTTTTCTTCATAAATAAAACCAATTGAACAATTAACATTTTTTAAAATATATTTTGTAATATGTTCAGAAGGTTTAATTACTTCTCCTGTAAAAAATATACATTCAATACTATCAATACCTTCTTCTGTGATAAACAATTCGTTAAAATTAGTTCTAATTGTTTCTATAGAATTAGCTCTATTTTTTAATCTTGCAAATCTTTTAGATAAAGATATATCCCAATTGTTTACATTAATTTTTAATTTCCAATTAGAACGGTTAATTTTATACATAACAGTGGTTAGCCAATCAATCCTTTAAATATAGATAATAAAAGCATACTTATAACATAACTCAATGGAAATTAATACAGTTTATAATCACTATAGAAATAACAAGAATACTCAGTTAAATAATTATACAGCTAGAGCCCTACCAGCAAGTGGTCCAATTCAAGGCTACATAGCTAGTGTATCTAAGTTAGATGCAATAACTGATTCTTACAAAGTGATTATTCCAAGTATGAATAACGCCATTGTAGATCATGTACCTAGAAGACAAAGTGATGGTTTGGTTGGTGCAAATGGTGTAGGAACAAAACCAATACCTTTAAGACCAGGACAACCTGTTTTAATTGAATATTTAAGTAGAACTAAGACACCTATTATTACAGGAAGTTTATTTCTTAATGGTAATTTAGATATTTGGAAAGAAGGAAAAGTTCCGTCTATTGATTCTAAAAGTGAGTTTAGTAATAATGCATTATTTAATGTTCCCACACATCCAGTTTCTTTATCTTATGGTGGGTTTACAAGTTTATCAGTTGAACCTTTAACTATAAGAAGTAAGTCTCCTAATCAACCATTTGAGTCTCCTTCTTCAATAGAGATTCCAGGTAATTGGGAAGTAAAAACAGAACAAGGTGATACATTTTCTGGTACTGTAGGTAAAAATGTTAATTTTGGTACAAGTAAAACAAATGTGGCATCTGGAACTAGAAGTAGTTTAGCTGATGTTCCAATTGATAATGCACTTAATACTATAACTACATTTGAAGTATTTGTTAATAGAGAGACAGATAGATGGTTTAGTTTTGTTGCAGGACAAATGATACCAAAATCTATAAGACCACATATACCAAACGAACTAACAGATTCTTTTTTTAAACCAGTATCTCAAAAATTAAATCAAGTTCTTTCCTTTATAGAAAAAGCTTCTAATCAGTCTAGACAACAACTTAATTTTTTACAAAGAGATTTATTACCTAAAGTTAAAAATGCAACTGATGCGTGGGGTGAACATAATATTCCAAAAACTCTTACATCTATTGGATCTATTTTTGGACTAACTAATAGTTTTGATGTAAAAATAAATTTTTCTACAGGAGTTCCAAGTATTGATAGGTATATTAACACTCAAGCTAATGCTTTGGTTAACGAAGTATTAATTGATCTAGGATTAAATAATTACGTTGACTTATTAACTTTTAATCACAATGTACCAAGTATTATTACTGGCAAACAACCACTTCCATTATCTATGGAAAATGGTATGATATTTGGTGGTCTTATTGGAAGAACAGCGTCTTTTAATCCTAGTAATCAATCTTTATCAGCATTACCAATTGATTTAATTACAGGACCTTATACATATGAGGTTGCTGATATAGAAAGACCTACAAGAGTTGAAGGTATAATGCCTTTTAAATTAGTTCATCATACCTTAAATAATATTGACTTTACAAAAGAACCACATAAAGCATTAGCATCGTTGCTAACAAAGTACGGAGTTCCTAATGCTGAATATTTGACAGATTCTTTAAAAGAATTAATGGATACAGGTTCTTTACAAAGTATATTAAAAATATTATTATCTGTTGGTAATTCTGAAGATAAATTATTATTAGCAACGTTAGCTAACTTTTTTATTAAAGATGTTGATTTAATATTAGATATTATTTATGAAACAACATCGTCAATGCCTTTAATATCTTCATGTCCTGCTATAGACCAGGAAGTAAGATTAGTTTTAACACAAGCACAAGAAGGAAATATAGCTGAAATTAATAATAATTTTAGAACTTATTATGGATTAGATGATTTGAATATAATTAAATTAGTTACGGATACAACAAAATTACAAAATTATTTAAACAATACTACAGATTTAAGAGGTATTGTTGATACATTGTTTAATAAAGACATATTAGGATTTTTAGTTGAAGTAATTTATTTAACTACTGGAAATGATTTAAACCAATTACAATTTACTAAAGACGAATTATCATACTGGTTGAATCAAGTGTTGTTAAAAAAAGTAATGGGAGCTTAATATGACTGAATTAAAAGGGTTTTACGGAGTTAATTTATTTATAGATCAAAATGAACTTAGATTTGGAGCTATTGATCAAGAAAAAAGTTTATTTCAACGACATTTTAATAGACAAATATTGCAGTCTCACATACGTTTACTACAAATTCAAAATCATTATGCTAATAGTTACTTATCGTCTTCTGATCCAACTGTAGGTCAAGTAAAAGATTTACTGTTTTCATTAGCTATTAATTTTTCTTTAAGATCTTCTCAATGTGTAGACAGGTCTAACACAAAATTAACAACTCATGCTAATAGGTTTTGGAAGTCTGCATATGGAACGGATTTTGCTAGTTACATTTTTTCAGATTCTGATGTAAAAGATTATGATGGTTTTGGCGGAGTTGTTGGTTCTGTTGCTTATAGTTTTATTAATACAGAACTTAATTTTAATAATCCTAATTTAACTCCGAACAAACCTATTACTTTATTAAAATATTATCTAGATTCTTTTTGGACACAAAATAATATTAATTTTACTTCAAACCCTAGAATAAAAAATTATCAATTATTATCTAGAATATTTTCGTCTTCATTGCCGTTAGAACAAATAGAACAAATATTAAATTCTATATATTTTAAATTAACTCAAAATTTAGAACCAGAGGAAAAGCCTATATATTATCTTATGAGACGAACAATGATTAATAATAATCACTGGCTTAATTTAAGACAACGTTTTATTATGGGAGAAATTTCACCAGAATTATTAAAAATATTAAAAACATTTATTCTTCAATCTAATCAATCAGATTATTTTGGTTTAGAAATAATTAATATATTAGATTTAGAAAGAATTTCTAACAACATTTTGAAAGAAAGCCAACCAGGAGGATTTGTTTTATACTACTTAGCTTTCGCTGTTCAAGGTTTGATTGAAGCTGCCATAAGACTTTCAAGCTTAAGTGATGATAATTTAAATACTTCTTTTCGAGTATGGTGTAGTCAAATAACAAACAAAGAAATTAAACTAAAATTAATAAGTGATTTATATACAACAATAGATGCTTTTGATTGTTTGTCATTATTTAATTCTATTGAGGAAGCAAAAGAATTTTCGTACAAAATCTATTTATTAGCTGTACAACTTTTACCTCAAGAAGAATTTAATACAAAAGACACTAGATTACTTAAATTTATAGATTTTAATAGAAATGAACCAATAAAAGTAGGAGATTTACAAGTAGATGTTTAGTACAGTTTCTAAAAAATTTGAACCATCTTTTCAAAATATAATTAACGTAGAAGATTCTTCTTTTATTAGAGTATCTACGTTTAACAATGTGGACGTAGCACTTGTTACTAATTTTGATAATGCGTTTTATAATGTAGAATTAATTTCTAATAACTCAGTAGTTTTTTCTTCCAATGAAATATCAATTACTGCAACATTAACTGGAAGAGATGGAAATCTTTTATCTAATGTTCCATTAGTATTAAGAGTACTAACAGATTCTACTAATCCAAGTATTCAAAGAATTCAAGCACCATTTGCAATAACAAATAATGCTGGTATAGCAAAATTTAAAGTTAATTTTTATCTATTTAATTTTTTAACAAAGATTAATGTATGTGCTTATCCAATTCTTGCCAATGATTATGGTTCATTAATTCCATTTATATCTTCAAGTCCACCTTTTGAAAAAACTAGTAATATTATTCAGTTGATATTATCTAATTTAACATCAGAAAATATCAACTTAGAAAACGAAAGAACAAAAGAATTAGAAAATAATACATTTTATTCTTCTGCTTTAAACACTCTTAAGCAAGGTTTAAATCAATACTTTAGTGATGAAACAGTAAACCAAAGTGTACGCGATAAAACGCCATCTGGTGGATCTGGCAATAGCATTTATTCTAGTTTAAATGTAACTAATCCAGAATTGCAAAGCCCGTATCATCAAGATATATTGTCTACTAAAACTTTGCAAGGATTTACAAAAATTGCTACTGATAGACTTTCAACTTGGAGTACAGATTTATTAAAAAATGTCCATTTTGAATCAGACACCTCAGAAGTTGGAGTTGTTAATACAGTATTACAAACTGTTCAAGCAACTTTTCCATCGTTAAATCTTAGCGTTGTTCCTTATAAAAAGTTTGTTTCAGAATCAGGAAAAGTTACTGCTACTGCTTTAAAATCTAATTTAGCAGATTATAGCCAAGGTAACGAAGTTGAAAGAAATGGAGGGACTAAACAATTTGAAACAAATCAATTTAGAGTTCAGGCATCTACTTTTTCATCATTTGATTCTCCTGTAATAAATCTTACAAGTCAACAACAAATTGTTCAATCTAAATTTAATCATACTCAATCTGATTTAATTCAACAATCTTCTTTACAGTCTTGGGCAAGAGCTGAAGATACTATGTCACAAATGTCTTCTAATAGAATTATTGTTACTAGTAAATGTAAAACTGATTATGCAGCTAATGTACAAGAAATATATGGTGGAACGGTAAGATATCAAGATTCTTTATGGAATCAAGTTGGACAAAATTCTCAACAGACTGTAAGTGATGTATCAGCAAGTACTGGTACAGGATATGGTTCTAGTATGAATGTTGCAACAAATGATTATAATGTTGTTAGTAAACAAGGTACAGTAAAAATTCAAGCAGCTAGCAAAGTTTTCATTACAGGATCTATGACTTTTATTAATTCTCCAGGAGGAAGTTTAGGGACATCTTTGAAATCATTTACTAAAATTCCTATTCCAAAACCTTATAGTAAAGTTGAAGGAAATCAACCAGGTGGGAAAGTTCAAAATAATAACGATACTCCTGAAGCTCCTATAACTATTGCTGGTCCTCAAATATCAAATCAGGATGTATTTTAATGGAATCACATGAATTGCCCTATGATAATAAACAATATTTACTACCTTTAAATATTTTTAACTTAACATTTAATAAGTTTTTAATATTAACAACTAACACAATTAGAGTTGATATTACTAATGCACCTTCTTATTTAGAATTTGTTGTTGGTAATAATTTAGTATTTTTTAATTCAAACAATGTCGAAATTTTAAAAGGGATTATAATAAACGAAGATAAAATTAATAGGAATATTATTGTTTTAGTAGAAGTTTGGGATGAAACAATCACTTACGCAAAATATGCTAGAGTTTGGACACTCTTTCAAGAATCCATTGATTTCATTCAACCTTTAGATAATTATCTTCAATATGCTTCTAGTCCAGATCCATCAATATTAGACATTTCTATAAACGTTAATACTCCTCATTCTGCAGGATTAATAGGATGGACATTATCGTATAAGAATAATGATAATTTTATTGAAGTATTGAAGGGTAACGACTTGTTAACAAACGGTCGGATATATGTAGAATTTAATGATTATTCTTTTAAACAAGGGACTTATTTAATAAAAGCTACAAGATACGATAATTTAATGTTTCCTATTAAATCTGATTCAAGAATTATACCTATATTTCAAACAAGTAAATTTATTATTGTCTCTGAATATTCTCAATACGCTTCTTTAAATCTGTGACATATTCTTTTTCCAAATACGAACAACAAGGTATATCTACACGATCAAATGCTGCATCTGGTGTGGATATTTTTCTGGCAGAAATGGGAGATATTGAGGTAGTAAACGGAGATTTTAGGCTAGTTAAAGGAAATACTAATATTGTAAAAGCTTTTCTTAGAAGACTTAATACTCCTCCTTATGGATATAAAAGATTTATGAGAACTTTTACTGGTATTACAGAAATTGGCGAAACTTATGGAAATGATATGTATTTTTACTTATCTGCTCCCATTACTACGTTAAGCTTAGAAAGTATATTAAAAGCTTTGGAAGAAGCAGCAAGAGAAGATCAAAGAATAGAAGTTATGGATATCGGTGTTGCTTTTAAATCTATTAATCAAGTTTACATACAAAAATTTAAGTATATTATTAAGGGCGAAGATGAACTAAGATCTTTAAGCTTAGTTTTAGATAATGGAATAAATAATGTTTAATCCTAGAAATATTCAAGACATACAAATAGGCTTTTTTAAGTACTTAGCAGAAAATGGTTCAGCATTAACTGATATTGCACCTGGTAGTGTACTTCATTCTTTAACTCGTTCTTTCGCTGGTATTCATTATGAACAAGATTTAGTTCTTAATGAATTATCTAATAGTATGTTTTATTCAAACGCTATTGGATCTGATTTAGATAGATTGGCTTCTAATTTTAATTTATTGAGGCGTAGCGGTGGAGTTTCAACAGGGTTTGTATTAACTCTTAGTAGTGATCCCAATGTGTCAATTGAACCTAATACTATACTTACTGATACAACTACCAATCTTCAATTTATTGTTAACCTTTCTTTTTCTGTAAAAATTCTAAGTTTTATAGAAGCAAAAATACCTATTACTGCAGTTCAACAAGGATTACAATATAACTTAAAAGCTGGAAGTAAATTAATATCTCCTTCTTATCCAAATGTTAATTTCATTGTTGGTACACATAGAACAAACAATGGAGAAGTTTGTGGAAACATAGGTTTTGGTGCATCCCCAGAATCTGATGATTCTTTTAGATCAAGAATTATTGAATTTATTTCTAATAGGCGTGGAACAACACAACAAGCTATTCGTGCTGCATTACTAGAGAATAATATTATTGAAGAAGTATTTTTTAAAAATACTATTCCTGGATTATTAGAAATATATTTAGATTCACCAAACATTCTTACTCAGATAAATTTTCTTGAATTTTCTAATATTGTAAATTTAATAAAAGCTGCTGGAGTAACATTTACCTTATTTCAGGCTATAAGACAAAATACAGATATACAAATATATATTTTACCTTTGCCACAAGTTGATAAAGATACATTGACTGAAAATATACTTAATATAACAACTAGGTATTTATTTTCTCTTAGTGTAGGACAATTATTTTCCAGAGAAGCATTAATTAAACAAATAGTTTCTACTGGAAGCGTTGTACAAGCTCAAATTATTACACCGACTACAGATATTCAACCACCTAATAATGCTGTTGTAAGATCAAATAATATATGGATTACTTATGACGCATTATAAAGAAAACTTTTATTATTTCTTTTACACTCATTTAGCACAAGAGCCAACTTTTACAAAGTGGGTTGATTTAATTCAGGAAAGTGTAACAAATTATCCTGCTAATTATGGTGCTAATAATTTAATGATTCGCATAAGTGATTCTATTAAAGGTGATTACACTAACTCATCTCAAAAAAACTATTCTAGAAATCTTCAATTAGGAAACAATCCGTCTTTAATAGCCGGGCAAGGAGAATTAAAGGTATCAGTAGACGAAGGTGAAACTGGATTAGATGCATCTTATAGAATAACAGTTGATAAAAGTCTTACGGTTGATTCTACATTGCAACCTATTAAAAACTTTTCATTGCTTTGGAAAACTCCTATTTATGAATCAGCATTAATAAAAACTGCTGATTATGTTTGGATCGAACCAAATCTTAGTTTTAATTATCCTTATGCTATTGGTGCTGAAGGAGCAGAAATTCGTCCTGCTTGGTTTGATACTATTGATAATCCTCATTATACTATTAGTGATTCTCTTCAACCCGTTTGGACAAGTATAACTGCTGATTCTAGCTTAAAAGTTTCTCAAACATTTCTTATTGATGCTTATGCAAGAACTGTATTATTTACTACTGATACAACATCATACTATAATCTTTTAGACATAGACATAACCGAATTTGAACCTTTGGATTCGGAAATACCAAAAGAAGTTTTAATAATTGAAAACTTTCCTAAAATTGTTAACGCTTTATTTATAAAATACTCGGAAGAAAACCTTACAAAATCTCATACATATAAACTAAATAATAGAGGATACATTCCATCGTCTATTATTGGCTCAGACATGAAAATGTCTTCTTTAACTGAAATTGCTTTTGGAATATTAAGTTTAATTTCTTTTCAAGAAGATAATTTACTATATTTGTTATTGTCTGAGATAACGTATATCTGGGCTAATAATTTAAAAAATGTTGATCCATTAACTTTAAAATTAACTACAGATGATACGGTTATTGCTGGTTTTCCAACAATATTATACAAAGTAATTTCTAATGATGAAAGCGCTTGTTTTTATGAAAAAAACAGAGATATATTAGAAAATTCTTGGTTAGGTTTTGCTTTAGTAGAAGCAACTAAATATTTTAGAGATAGACCAAATCATAAATTAATAGAGTTACCGCCTTATTTTGGTGACGTATTAAAGCAGTTGGGTCAATTAGTTAGCATAAGTGTTGAAGAATCCACAGGATTGTCCATAACTAATTACGATGATTTTGGGTACAGTTCACAAACATTTAGTTATGAAACTAGTTGTATTAGCTCTTTATTTTTAACTTCTTTATTATCCATACAATACGACGAATTTGTTCATTTTAAAGCAGCAAAAGAGTATTTGGCTATAAATGATTTAGTTGATTTTGAATTTAATGATAGTTATAATTTATTAGGAAATAAAGAAAAAGCAAACACATATATTGCTTATATTTATTGGTTATACCATTTTAAAAAGTATGACACTTTAAATCAAGCTATAACAACTATATCAAGTTTTAAAAACTTAATTGCGTTCACTGATAGACAAGATAGTTTATGTTCGTATATGTTTACTTTATTAAAAGAGAAAAACTTAACTGCGTTAAATATTTCAAACTGGTTATATACTTCTTTGTTTAATAATGTTGCTGAAAATATATACGGTAAAATTGATTCTGAAAATTTACCAAGTTTTATAATTTCTTCTTCGTGTAATTTAACAAAAAATAATTATATATTTTCTCAAAATAGTTTTTATCTTAACGCTGACGAAGCAGAAGCCGATACTACTTACAATAAACAAACAGCTCAGAGATTACAACCAAATGGATATCATTGGCAATCTATCGAAGCTTTAGAAAACGGAGAATTAGGTAAACTAATAAACTCTTATTCAAGTTTAACTTTTTCTAATTCTTTGTTGATGCATGAATTATTTAATAGTATAAGTATATTAACTAGTCAAGGAAAAATTCTAGATGCTTGGTGTAAATCTTTTTCTGTTAAAAGACATTATCTTCAATCTGACTTTTTTACTAAAACAAATTTATTAACTAGGATTAATTTAAATTTATCTGCTAAAAGTGGTTTAATAGATTTAATAGAAAATTGTTATAAATTAAATAGATATAAAATTGTTGAACCAAAATTAATCAATCAAATATTTATAAAAGATTTAAGTACTCAAGTTTTTACAGAATATAATTTCAATTCTTGGTCTGAATTTATTAATGCATTTAAACTTAATCCATCAAATTTTAATACATTATATGTTTTTGATTGGCAACATCAATTAAAGGAATTACCTCTTAATTTATTGTTAGGATTTTTTATTATAGAAACTCCTGATTATATTCAAGGACTTATTGACGATTTATTATTATGCGTAGCTGCTGGTATTAATGCAACAATACACTATAAGATGTATCAGCAAATTAATGTTAAATCTAAAACTTATATAAAAATTAAATGAGAAGTACAGAAACAAATCTTAGTAAAGTAAAGAGAGCTTTAAATTATTATGTAACTACAAATAATTTATTTTGGATTGCTGTTGGAAAAACACAGCCTTGGATTAATGAAGATTTACCTCCATTACCATCACCTTCTTTAACCCTTTTACCTGAATGTTATGGATTTATTTATGTCCATAAAACAACCTTGTGTTCTAGGGATATTACTGGTGAAATTATTGTTGATAACGCTATATATAAAAGTGTTACTTCTAATGATTTATCTATTTTAGTTAATGCTAAATCAACCTATTTATATTTAGAAGCAACATTACCACAAGCTAGTTTACCTGCATCTTACAGAGCTTTAGGTTTGTGTAATAATTTAACGTTTACTAACCAACCAACACCTTTAGTTGAGGGAACTTATGTTGGGTTTAATAATGTTTTGAGTTATCAATTAGAATGGGTTTCCACTTTTGAAAAGATTGAACCTAATCCTTTGATTAATCATACTATACAATTAATAAGGAGTTTTTAATGGTAGATAATCTTTTATCTATTGATCCTATTAACTTCACAACAAATGTTAACTTCTTGCAGTCAGTTCGTTCATTTGATAATTTATTATCTACTAGTAGTCCTACTAAAACTGTAGATATAAAGAATTCTGAACAAGCACAATCTTTTTTTGAATCTAGTCAAACAATTGATATTAATGCAAGTGTTAATGTTAAATCAGATAATATTTTTAATGTTCCAGCTTTAGATCCTGCAGATATTATTGCATCTGCAACAGAGTTTAGTATTAGTTATATTGATGGAAGTCCTAAAACTTTTAAATTTTCATTATTGCCAGCAGTAGAAGTTAGAGGAAGTACATCTACAGCACAAGTACCAGAAATTAAACCTGGTATTTTAATGCGAACTAGTATGAATCAAAAAAGATTTTCTATACCAGGTGGTCCACCTGTATTTCAAACATTAGGCGTTGAACAAACTATACTTCAAATGGTTGGTATGTTTATAGGAAATGAAGGTATAAACAACACCGAGGGTGTAAACAGTGCAAGCGCATTGTATAACATTAATGCAGCATTAACAGCTAATAAAACTGCCTCGTTTTTTGATAGAGAAATAGTTCAAAGAGGAAGCCCTGTTAAAATATTAATTGCTTCTATTCCTTTAAAAGATGATTCCAATCCTAATGAACAATCTCTAGTGCTTAGTTATAATGCTTTAATACAATCTGTAAGATATTTCTATACTAGAGTTGACAGAGTGTATTATGCTGTAGACGCATTATTGTTAGATTATAAACAATATGGAGTTCAAGTAGAGAAGCCCAACTTAAACATTGTTTCTAACGTAGGAAAAGCTAGTAATACTAATATACCAGTTGTTGGAGCAGACGGTAAGCCTGTTTTAGATATTAATGGAAAGCCCTTAACACTTGATGAAAAAGGGGCTGTAGTGGATTCTTCAAAACTTTCTGAAGAACCTAAACTTATTGGATTAGATAAAAACGGAAATGCTGTTTTAGATAAAGACGGTAAACCAGTAATTGGACAAGACGGTAAACCTTTAGTTCAGGTATTGACTATAGTAGATCATAAACATAATGCTACATGTGGTCATAAACGCACAACAGATGGACAGTTAGTTCCAACTACTTATACAAAACCACCAACTACGGTAACACCTTCTGCAACCCCTAAAGGAGGTCGTTAATGACTATTAAAAGTGTATTAGAACAATTTAGTGTTGCGTTTGGAACTTGGAATGAAATACAAACTAATGTTAAAGAAGGAAGATTGGCTTACATAGCACAATTTCCTGGTTCAGTCATTATATTGAAACCTTGGTCTTCAGAAGTTAGTTTGACTAATTTTGGATATTTAGCAAATACTAAATACAAAATATTTGATGAACAAAATAAATTTTTATATTCTGGTGTAGCTTTACAAGATAGTTCTGACGAAAATAATTATATTTTTGGTAGTTATTTAATTGACAAAGAACATATAACTAAAGAACATGGTGGCTTATTACATCTATCTTTTAACACTGTTAATGGTAAAAAAACAATATTAATATGGTGTTGCACTAAGTTAAACAATTCTCAAATAGAAAGTCAAATTAGTGCATGGGAACAGCAATATTCGGATACTAATAATAAACAAACTATGGATGAAATATTTCTTAATTGTAAATATCTTCCATCTAATAGTAAAATCCGCTTATATTTTCTCCCTGGTTCCTGGAATGAAGTTTTGTCAGAAGAAAATCTTATTCAAAGAGCAATATCTATTACAGAATATCACGGAAATTCTTATATATCTTTATATCCTAATAAATCAGGATGGTATCTTTTTAAATATATTTTAGAAGGAGAAGAAGAAGTTTCTTTTAATCTTGACATAGAAAATATTTTAGGACCTGGTTTTCAACGAATTCGTAAACGAAATTCGTTTTATTTTATTGGCTTAGAAAATGCTTCGATATCTTCTACTGCTTTTTCTGCACAACTATCTCAACTAGATAAACGTTATGTTTGGTTGGATAACTCAGGAAAAATGCGTATTGATGCAAATTTATTCTTTTCAGAGTTGGCTGTGCACGAAGGTACTTCAACTATAGAAGCTAATTATAATACTATTCAAGTTGTTTCATTAAATGAACAAATAAATAGAACTATAATAGAGAACATTAATGCTCGTGTAAAAACTTTGTATACTATACTACCAGAGTTAACGGATATTATGGAGACAAGTATATTTAAAACAGGAATGTTTGGTATACATGATCCAATAGAAAGTGCTATATTTTATGATTATTATTCTTCTGATGATGGTACTTTAGCTGGTGCTTTCTCAAACGGCTCTACAATTGTTTTTTCTGACCCTTCTTTGTTACACATATGAAATCTATTTATTTACGAAACGGCTTTCAAAATCATGTTTTCGGATTAACCACTCTGGCAAAACCAGATAAATACTGGTTAAACGTATATTCTTCAGATCCTGGTTTAAATCCTACTTGGCTATTACCTGCTGCTATATTTTCGCCAAGAGAAATTACAGATTTTTCAATTGCAGATAATATTGTTCGTATTGCAGAAGAAATACAATTAGGTCCAGTTCCAACTGGACAAACATCTCAAATTAGCTTTTTTGTATTGTTTGGTCAGTTTGGTATTGCTACACCATCTTATTCGCCTTTATTTACAGGACAATTTCGTGCTACACGAACTGTTCCTGAAGGTGATTTTCTTTTGTTTACTTCAAATAGTATTGTATTTACAGAGGTTTAATAATGACACTTACGCCACAAGCTATATTGGGAGATCCAATTACAGGAATTGGTGCTGAACCATTTCGAAGTAGTCTGGCAAAATATAACGCACATATTCATGCTTTAGTGAATCCGTTTAATTTTCTTCAATCTGGTATTAAACTTGGAGATTCTCTTACAGCAGAAAATTTATGTGGAATCACAGTATTACCAAGCAATACGGTAGTTACTATTATTACTCCTACTTCGATTACTTTAAACAACAACGCTACTCGCACTGACAACTGTAGATTAGCTATTAATGTTAATCAATTATTTTTAGATAATGTTTCATCAACTATCGGTTCTCCTGTTTTAACTATTACTAATCAAAACTCTGCTGGATTTATTAGTTCTAATAGTTTTAAAAATCTGAGTACTTTTGTACTTTCTGGTTTTTTACAAACAGTAGAAACTGGGTTTAAACCTTTATTATTAAAAGCACCTTTTTCTTGTTATCTTGTTGGTGCAAATTTTATTGCTGAAGGTGGAAAAGTGAATGTAAGTGTTGAATTTAAATCTAATACATATACATTTGTTAAACGTATTGATTTAGGAGATTGCAATAATAATTCGTTAGTAACGCATGATTTAACATTACAAAACAGTGTTAGAAATTCATTATTAAATGTTAATCAAAGTATTGGAATACTAATAAACACTGTGGAAACTAATACTAATTTCACCTACACTCTAGTGTTTGCTAAAGTTGTTTAAAAAAACTAAGACAGAACCAACATTTGATAACCTTGAAGATGTTTTTAAAGACTTTGTTGTAACTGCAGAAAAAGCAATAGGTCAACAAAAAGATTTATATATACCTGATGTAATAGAGTTTACAGAAACTTTTTTAAATTTAGGTAATATTGGATTAACTATTTATCAACGTTTAATTCTCAAATGTTTGTATAATCTTAATTTGTCAGAAGAAGATTTGTCGATCTTAGAATATTGGAAAAGTACTGATAAAACTACATTTGATTTCGATATTAAAAATAAATATCAAATATTAGTTATACAAGCAGGACGACGAAGTTCCAAAACTCTTCTTGCTGGTATAATTGCTACTTATGAATTTTTTTGTTTAGTGCGTATAGGAAATCCTCAAGCATATTACAAGATTGCTAGTGGTTCTCCTATAGGCATTCTTTGTTTAGCAACTACTTCTGATCAAGCTAAAAGAACTATTTTTAGACAAGTTCAAGGTTTAGTTAAGAGTGTTCCTTACCTTCTTGATTTAGAAAGTAAAGGAGAAATATTTATTGGTAAAGAAGAAATAGCTTGTGAAAGCAAACAAGTTTATCTTTATGCTGGTAATAGCAAATCTGGTTCACAAGTAGGTGCGAACCTTAAATGTTTAGTAATGGATGAAGTAGCACGTTTCCAGTCTGCAGATGGGGATAATAATGCATTAGAGTTGTGGAGTAACTTAGGTATTGCAGGTGCACCTTTTAAAAGCCAAGCTTTAAGAGTAGCCATTTCGTCAGCTTGGGAAGATGGAGATGCTATTGAACAACTTTATAATACTGCTAAAGTTACTCCTTCAATGATTGGATTTAATTGTTGTAGTTGGGATATTAACCCGATTATAGCGGCAAGAGATAATGAAGTAGTTATGGCAGAATATGCTGCTAACCCGATAATAGCTGCTTTAGAGTTTGAGAATATAAGACCTAAAGCAGCTATGGCTTTTCTTAATTACGATGAAGTTAGAAGAGCTTTTACTGGTAAATCAATAATAAAAGTTCAAAGAAATATTGTTTATGAACCTAATCCTTTAGTAGAATTAAATTTAGTTGAATGTGAAACAACTAAATCTTATTCAAGTGTAATTCACGTTGACCCAGCAATTCAAAAAGATGCTTATGCTTTGGCAATGGGACATCTTAAATACGAAACTAATTCTGATAAACCTTTAGTTGTTATTGATTTTATATGTGCTTGGGAACCTGATGTTAATACTCAAGTCAAATTGTCAAATGTATACGATTTAATAAAAGAGATACATCAATATAGAAATATATTAAAAGTGTCAGCAGATCATTTTAACAGTGCTGAAACTATGCAAAAACTTAATGCAGATGGTATTCCTGCGGAAAGTGTATTTTTCTCTAATAGAACTCAGATAACAATGTATGACACTGTTAGAACTTTGTTACACGAAAATAGATTAATATTACCAAATGATTCTTTTTGGACTCCTTTACTACAATTAGAATTAGCAAGAGTTGAATTGAAAAATGGTGGTACTAAAATAGACCATCCAAAAACTGGAAGTAAAGACATTGCAGATGCTGTTGCTGCTGTATGTACTATACTTTTAGGAAATCCTATTAGTATTAATAAGAATAAGCCAGTATTAAAAGCAGCAACTGTCAGCCAAACATTTAAAGTTCAACAGATAAATAAAAAAAATAAATTTAAAGAAAAATTACATAATCATAATAATGTAATTACAAAATTTAGGAATTTAAAACCAATTTGACTTTTTCTAATATTTCATATATAGATTCAATAAATTTTTCTTTAGTGCTTTCATTGTAAATGTCATAAGTAAAATCGGCACTTTTAGAAAGAATATTATTTATTTCTGAAACAAATTCATCTGATGTTCTTGGTTCTACATTTCTATAAATATTTATATGAATATGTATTGTGCCAGAACTTTGTAAATTTTGTAAGAAATTCATTTCAGACAAATTTCTTATGGAGGTAAATATAAAATTATCTGATTTGGATAGAAAAATATTTCGTTTCATGTCATAGATAGAATATGATGGAAAATAAATTTTGAAACAATGATAGATTTCTTGTAAAACAGTGTGCATTGAATACTCACTACCATCAGGAATAAATTCTTTTCCAAGCTTGCTATCTAATGTTCCTGCTTCTAAATTTAATACTTTCTCAAAAAAATCTTTCATCATAAATATAGGATGAATATATTTAGCATCTAATTCTTTTTGAAAAATATCTGTTGCAACTGTTTTTCCTACGCCAGTAACGCCGTTAAGACTAATAAAATAGCCCATTATAGATCCTTTATTATTTGTTTAACTAGAAATAGTTTAATTATTAATCGTGAATATATACAGCCCAATTTACATTAAATATATTAATCCAATAATAACGTCACAAGAAGATACTAATGCGTTAATAAGATTAGTTATTACTCCTCCTGCTTCCGGTTCAATTTCATATTATCAGTTTTTACCAAAACCAACAACTATTGATTTAAATAGTGCTGGCGAATTAAAAATAAAACTGGCTAATACTGATAATTTTTATATTAACGGAAGATACGAAGTAAAGTTTTATTTTGTAAAACCAAATGGAAAACGAACTGATACTCCTTTTTTAACTCAAAGATGGAAAGTTCCATCTTCATCTTTTCAAAGAACAAAAATTGTTACTCATCCTTTTAATCTTGATTCAATGGATGAACCAATATATGAAATAATGAGTACTTCTTTAAACTCGGATTTTTATATAGAAAACAATACCTTAATATTTAATTCTCCTCCTTTAGCTAATACAACGTTTAGTATAAACTACGTGTACGCTCTAAGTTTAGGTGACATATTAGATGAAATAGAATAATGGGAACAGTATACGATTTCAGAGAAAACGATAAAAGAACTAGAGAATTTATCTCTGGTGCACCAAGAAATTCTTTAACTGCCACTCTTTATGAGTGGTCAAAAACGAGCACTCCAGATTTTTCAAATGCTAAAGGCATAATTGTTAATACTGGAAACATTTCTGCTAAAGAATATCAAGCTAGAATTAATTCTCTTAATAGTAAGAAAGTAAATTTTAGAACATTTGGTACTGCTGGAGGAGATCAAAGATTACATGCTAAAACATATGCAACTGATACAGAAGCACTTATTTCTACTGGTAATTTCTCTGATTCTGCAACAAGGTTTTCTGATACGTATGCTGCAAGAAAAGAAAGCAATAAACTTAATCAAGTTAATATTAGTTATAAAACTAATGATAAAGACTTAGTAAGTAAGATACGACAATTTCATAGCAACTTGTTTGCAGGAAAACCTACTAATTCTAGTAGTAATTTTCTTGTAGGTGCTAATACTAACTATGCAGTTAAAAGTTCTATAGAAGAAGCTCAACCAAACTCTGATATTACTTTAGTTTCTGCTTATACTAATGATATTTCAATTTTTGGAGCTTTGGCAGGTGCTGTTAAGAAAGGTTCAAATGTAACTTTAATAACAACACTAAATTCTAATATTAAAACATCGCCTTCTAATCCAGTATACGAAGATATAAGAGGAAATTTATTAGAAAGATTACAAGCATCAGGAGTTAATGTTTTAGCTCAAAGAGCTGATGATCCTTTATTAATCCATGCTAAAGCTTTAAATATTAAAAATTCTTCTGGTGAAGTATCTTACCTTGGTTCTTCAAACATAACTAATCCTAGTATGAGTGAAGATTCATATGATGTTTTAGTTAAATTACTAGATACCGACGCTAGTGAAGCTGGTAAAATTATTCGTTCAATAAAAAATATTGATTTAATTAAACCTGATTTAAGAAGATCTAAAGTTAAAAAACATTCACAAAAAAAAGCAAAACCATTTTCTGGAATAGAATTACGAACACTGTCAGCAGGAACAGATTCATTATATAGTTCAAATATAAATCATGAGTGGCATAATGCAGATGGAAATCTAGCAATATCTAAGCACGAAGATGCAATGCCTTATTTTCCTACTGCATTGCCAGATAAGTTTTTACAACAAATGGCAAGAAGTGGTGGAAGATCTACCATGTATCAAGACTTATACAAAGCAAGAACTGGTGAAGAAGCTGGTTCTGGTATAAGAGCATTAGACGAACAAATGTCTAATCTTGGTTTAGGTTTGGGCTTAAATCAAGCTATAGGTGTAGATGTATATAAAACTGGTCGTGGTGTATTAGGTTCCGTTTTATCAGGAGTTGGAAGGTCTTTAGATTTTCTATTTGGTGATCCTTATTATGAAGAATCAGAAGCACTTAGAAAAGGAAAAAAAGAAGGTTCTGTTAAAAAATTTCTTGGTATAGCATCAACTAATAAAAAAGATAATGAAGGTTCTTTTGAATCTTTGATTAATCAAACATATGATATGGCTGTTGGAGTGTCTCAAGCAATAGCTGTATATGCGGCTGTTAATATGCCATTACAACATGCTTTAGCAAAACTAGAACAAGAAACAGTAAATTCATTATTAGCTTCTCCAGATACAAATAGAAAATGGCATGGTGCAAGAACTAAATTTGAAGGAATGCAAAGACGTGTTATATTTGGTAATCGTCTTGGAGAAAAAATAAGTGATCTTGTAAACACTAATAAAGATGTTACCAGTAATCTTTTAGATTCTTTGGTAAATCAAAAAGGAAAGTATGCTAGTGCAGCAGTAGAAACAGTTGCTGACAATTATTTACATGGAATACAAATGTTATCTTTTGAAGATAATGTTGGTGTATTATCTATGTCTAATAAAATCAGAGAATTTGATCAGTTTAGATTTGCTAATATTCTAAAACCAATATTTCAAACAATAAACCCCTATGAAGTGGGTTCTCAAGATGATACTTTAGTTCAAATGAGTCTTAATAAGATTCAAGAAATTGCAGGGCACAAATTAAGTTTGTCTTCTAAAGTATCTGAGTCTTCTTTATTAGGAAGACAAACTTATGTGAAAAACATAGGTGAAAGTCGTGTTGGTGAAATAGCTAAAAGCATGGACCGTTTGGGGGCATTACTTCCTTTAAACATAGCTTATTGGTCTCCAGCTATTCGCAATACTTTAGGTTTACCAAAATTTGATCCAAGTAAAAATATGACTTGGAGGGATATTTTCAGTATTGAAGAAGTAACAAAATATGTTCCTAAGTTTTACTCTGCTATTAGTAACACTTTAATTAATCCTTTAGCAATTGTTGACGGAGTAAAGTCAATTGGAAATAGCAAAGGAATAAAAACAAACTTAAAAGAATTTGTTAACAAAGCTTTTCCAATTATTAAAACTGTTCCCAAAGCTTACAAATTATGGTCACAACAAAGACAAGTTAATAAACAGTTAAAATCATTAACTGATTTGGCTCCTTCTTTAAAGTATTCTGTTAATTTTGATGGATTAAATAATCTTTCAGATGTTTATGATACTGCTGAACAATCTTATAAAACATTAAGCAGTCAATTAAATTCATTTTCTAGTAATAAAGGTATAAAATTATTTCAAGAAAATCAATTAAATTTAACTCAGAAAACAACGGGTTATTTATCTGGAAGAAATCTTAATATTGATGGATTGATAAATCATCCATTATTAGATAAAACTCTACCAAAATATGCTGCAAAAAGAATAAAAAGAGCTGGTAGTGTAGAACAATTAAAAGCAAGCAAATTTAAAAGTCTTTTAGGGACTGTTGGTTTAGTATTATTAACAGATTTAGCAACAGATAATTTTTTATTACAATCTGGTTCAGATTTAATTACTCAACTAAAAGCTAAAAAAGAATTAGAAACTAAAGATGGAACAGTTGCACAGTTTCAATTTGATGGTAAAGCTCCTGGTGCATTTGCTTTAAGTGTAGGGTTAGCTGCTGGAATTAGTACTGGATTTTTAATACCGAAAGTAGTTGATTCTAAACTAAATTTTGGAATGAATTTGAATTCAGAAGAATTAGACAGCGGTTTTATGGCTGCTAAATCAACTATAGAAAAAGTTGGTACTTCTGCTCAGGTTGGTAATCCTGCTAATTTTGTTGGAAAATTAACTAAAGCAAGAGCTGATTATAGTGAATTAATACAAGGATTTGGTAGACATAAAACAATTAAATTTAATAAAAATTTAGCAATTACTGCAGGGTTAACTTCTGCATTATTTACATCATTGGCATTTAAAGGTGCTGCTGGTATCGCTAACGCTTTATTTAATAGAAATAAAGGAGTTAATTTAGATTCTGTTGGTGCTTTGATGTCAGCTACCACAGAAAAATTATTAGTTGATTCTCAAGCAACTGCAAAAACTAATCAAGATTGGTCTGATGTTGCTCTTGGAAAATTAATTGCTGAAAAGAACTTACTTAAAAAACAAGATGGAAATAATAGTGTTTATTCAACCGCTGCTCAAATAACTACACCGTTTTTTCAAGTAGCAGGTTTGATGAAAATGGACGAACAAGCTAATAAAGCTGTGTTTTCTATTGGATTTCAACTTGCTCCTGTATTGGGTTTAGGATTTTCACCTATACTTCCTTTTGGTTATAAAATAGACCCAAAAAGAATTGATAAAAATAAAACTGATCAATCTAATTTTGCTGATAAATTTGGTTTACCTGGACAAATTATTTCAGGTGTATTTAATATTGGTGGAAATATTACTTATGAAAAAGACAGCCCGATAATTAATAATATAGAATTTATTGGTTTAGCTGCTCTTGCAAGCGCTTACAATAGACCTGTTACTAGAGTTGGTAGAGCTTTAATAGATAAGCTACCTCGTGGCGTACAAGCTGATTTGTACTTACTAGGTAAGCAAACTAAATCTATTAGAAAATACACTAGTGGAGCTATGAACTTATCTAGAAGTATGGCAGAAGGTATAACTGTATTGCCTTTTGTAGCTGCTCATGGAACTGCACAAGCAGTAACAAAAGTGTTTGGAAAGATGGCTTCTAATAATATTTTTAAAAAAGTGTTAACTGGATTTATTGCTTATAGCGTAGCAAGTGTAATGTCTGGTGTTCCTGAAAATGAAGAAACTGATGTAAAATCCCAAATTCAAAAGATGATTCCTGCCGGAATTGGTATTGCAGCTATAGTTAGTGTAAACAAAGTATTATCATTATCACCTATAAATTCTAGTCGTTTTATTAGAACAGCATTACCTTTTTATCTTGCAGCTTCATTAGGAAGATTAATGTCTGACAATGATTCAGGTTATACGCAAAAAAAATTCTCTCCTTATGAACAATTTAATGCATTTATTGGTAGTGGTTTAATATTTGGTGGATTATTACATTCTTCAGGAGCATTTGCTCGTACTGACGATATTACTGATACTTTATTATTTAAATATTCGTCTAAAAAGCGAAATAAAGTATTAAGAGAAGTCATGTCTGAATTAGAACCTGAAAAAATTATATCTGTAACAAAACATCTTGGCAAATTAATGCCAACAAAAGGTTTTAAACGAATAAAAGCCGATGACAATCTTTTGAAATCTTTGTCATTAGAAACTCTTGTTCAAAGAACTAGTTTATACGAAAGTAAAGAAGTAACAGAAGGAGTTTTAAGACATGGGAAAATTAAAGCGTTTACTGCAAGATTGAGATCTGCTGGTAAAGCATACGCTACTCTTACTTTGGGATCTTCTTTAATTGCGAATTTACTTAACGATTCTCAACTAGAAAGTTTATACAAAGTTCCTATTATTGGTCAAGTAGTTAGATTATTTAGTGGAGTCGATCCAAGTAATAATATTTCTGGTAAAAAACGAACAAATCGATTACAAAGTTTTGTAAGTAAAGTTTTAAAAACAGCAACATTAGGTATATTAGATTTTGATAAAGCAACTGGTGCTTATCAAGATAAGTCAGATCCTTTCTTAGCTGTATTTGGAGGTCTTGGTGCATCGTTTAGAGAAGGCGGAAGAACAACTGAATATTTTCAAGTTGCTTCTCCTTTTTCTGACTTATCTTTTAGTTCTTACAAAATTGGTAAAATGGCTGCTTCAGGTTCTATTACTAATATGGAAGTATTAGCTAAGGGAACTCCTGCAGGATTAAATGCCAATCAAGCTCTTCGTTTAAGAATTGCAAGATTAAGAGGCGCAACTCCTAGAAAAGATAAAATGCAAATTGATAAAGTTTTATCAGAATATGCGTTAGAATCTTTAACTTCTTCTGGTATAAAAAGATCTATTAATGTTCAAAACTTTTTAGTTAAAAACTTAGCTCAACAAAGACCTAGTGAAATAGGTTTAGATATGTATAGAGAAGGTTTAGTAACTGGTTCTGTTAGTTCTAAAGTAATGAAAGGATCTAGATTAAAAAGAATATTTGATCCTCTTTCTACACTAAAAGGTTCTTTTACAACTAATTCTAAACGCCCTGAAACTAAAGATGCAACTATAAGTACTATTGATGACTGGGCAGAAACTGGTTTGTGGAAAGAGAAAATGGTTAATTCTGAAGTACTTAGAGGATTAACTAACCCGTTAACTATTGCTAATAAATTGAATTTTCCAGCAGCTTATATTCCAGTAGCTGCATTAGTTATTGGTTCTACTGCATTAGCATTAATGGAAAGTTTTTCATCTTTGGCTAATATAGGAGCAAAACAAAGTTTAATTGATTTAGCTAATGATTCAAAAATCTTTAATTCCAGACCAGTAACTAATAAAAAGAAATTTGTATTTACCAGTTTTATTGAAGCAGCTACTAATAAAATGTCTGTTATACAAATTGACTTAACAAAATTAGACAACGTTGGTTATGTATTTGGTTTAGATGCTGATAATGCTTTAAGTGAACTAGTAGAATCTAATTCGCCACGTAAATTAGCTAGTACAGTTTCTAATGCTTATTCAAAACATCTTGGCTCTGTTAATAGATTTTTTAAAGATAATTTTTCTGCTGAATTAAATAAAAATTTAGTTGAAAGTTTTAATCCAAATGTATTTAAAAACAACGTTAGAGAACAACTAACTACAAATCTATCTAAATCTTTTAATAGAACTTCTATTAAAACAGCTAGAGGAAGAGTATCGTATTATGATTCTGTATTTGGTGGAAACTCTAAAATCAATCCAAGTTTAGATAAATATGTTACTTACTTAATGGATGGTTCAGAAGAATTCCAAGGTATTACTTCTGCTATTGATGAGGTACTTGAATATGCTAAAGAATCTTATAAAGGAAATGCGCCAGTTGGTTCAGAAATGTTTGTTAAAAGAAGAGTTGAATTACTAGATGTTTTTGAGAAAACAACTGGTTTTAAATCTTTTGTTGAAACAATTGAACGACCGTTAACTGGCGAGTACAATCTCAGTACTAATGAAATAGAAAATATTAAATCTTTTAAATCTGGAACAGAAATAAATGAAGCTTCTTATAAGTCTATAAAAGAAGCAAGGAACAGTATGAAATTAGTTAATGAAGCTGATTATGCTGTTAATTCTAATAAATCAAAAATATATAGATTTGGTTTAGAAAGTAATGTATCTTGGAGTCAAAAAGGTATTGGTTCTGTATTAGATGCTGGTAAAGGTGCTTCTATTTTATTAGGTCAGTATGTAGAGAAAATTGTACCTGCTTATGAAATAATTGAAGGAGCAAGTTTAGCATTAGACAAATCTAAACCAGATTATTTAAGACAGTCTGGTGGTGAAAGTGCTATTCGTTCTTTTGTTACTACTGCAATTTCTGTTGGTATTTCTGCTGGTTTAACATTTCTTGGTTTACCTGCTTTTGCATCTCTTGCCATTGGCGTTACGTCTATGATGGGATTCCAACTTCTTACTGGAATGAATAAAACCTTAAGAGATTCTCAAGATAATTTTGTTAAAGGTTTTTCTAACCTTGTATTCAAACCAGTAAAAACTATTGCTAAAGTATTTAAACCACTAGGTTTAGATAATGCTTTTGAAACTGTTGCAGGAACTATTTTAGCGCCGTTTGGTGGTGCTATATCTTTAATGGCAAAAGCTATTAATAGTTTTACAAGCAGTGTTACAGGACCTTTGTTGGCAGAAATGATACAAGGAATGGATAAAGCTTCTCCTTGGCAACAAATGCTAGGACAAATTTTTCTTCCACAAACTGCTTACACAGCAGAAGCTAACAGTAGGTTTTCAAAAAGAGCAACTCTAGTTAATACAATTAAACAAAGTACTAAGATTGGTGGTATTCCTGAGTTATATTCAGAAATAAACGGCGGTGCTTACTATGACTCTTCAAGACATTTTATAGATGATGCAACAAAGAATAAAGTATATGGACAATCTTATGCTGGTGGTGGAAGAATATTATCTTCTTTCTTAAGTACTGGTATACGAATGTCTAATATTATGAGAATGTCTTTAGAAAGAAAAAGATTTCTATCAGATCATTTTGTTGTAGGCTCTGCAATTACTAGGATGAATACACCTCATGAACCAAATATTTCTGGAATGATGGGCATGTCAGGTTTACTTCTTGCATTTGCTAATAAAAAACGTATATTTAAAGCTTTAGGAAAAGTTGGTACTGCAGGTATTAGTAGATTTGATAGTGTTATGAAATCTTCTATGGGTATTTCTCCTAAAGCGTTTATAGACAAAGCTATAAACTTAAAAACATTAGCTCAGGAAGTATTAGTTACTAAAAAGCCAAAATTCATTCCAGACTCTTTTAAGGGCGGACATCTTGGACATAAAGTTGCTTATAAATTTAACAACTTCTTAGAAGGAATTAAGTTTAATTTAAAAGCTTCTGTTGAAAGTTTATTCCAGAAAAGTAAAGTATTATCTTATTCTGCTAATACAGTTGAAGTAGCAACTGAAGCTAGTAAGAATTTTGAAAGATTATCAGGTCAATTATTTGGTTCTGCCAAAGGAATGGCTCAAGTAAATGCTCCAAAAGGATTTTCAACTTATGCAAGCTTAGAACAATCTGGTATGTATAACATTAAGAAAAATGCAATTAGATTATCTTCAACTACTGAATATGGTTTGGGTTCTTCTTTTGTTAATAAAGTATTTAAAAGTAAGTCTGAATTTATTGCATTGCATGAACTTGGTCATTCTTACGATTCACTTACTGGAGTTAGATTAGGTTTAGGTAATATTAATTCTATTGGTAATCAAGGTCGTTTAAACAATAAACAAATACGAGAAGTTGTTAGAGGAATGGCAAGAGATTCTGTCATTCAATATGCTTCTGGTAATAAACTTAGTAAAAAATTAATTAGTAAGATTTATAGAGATGAAGTAAGTGCTTCGACAAGAGCTTTAGTTCAAATGAACAGTAATAATTCTGAAGATTTGGGTTTATTACTTAACAAATTAGCTCAAGAAGGAAAAGTTTCTAACATTAAAGAATTTAAACAGTTAGTAAAAAATACATCTTCAGAAAATGTAAAAGATTCAGGTATAAGATTTCTTCAAAAGAAACTTAACATAACTGTTGGTCCTGAATTGAAAGGATTAATGAAAAGTGCTGGTACTGTAAAAGAAAAGTTATTTGCATCTGTTTCTTACAAAAAATTCTTAGGAAATAGTAATGTAAAAAATACTTTTTTAAATAGAAGTAAATCACACATAGGAGATTTTTCTTCTAGTTTATTAAAAGAACAGTTTAATGACTTACTGTCAAAGCCTACTAAAAATCAACACATATTTGTAACTGCTATAGATAAAGCTTTTAGAGCTTCAGTAGTTGCAGGTTCTGGTACGGTCGTTGGTAAAGATTTAATAAAAGGTTCTTTAATTGAAGGAACCAAAGATGTATATTCAATGATTAATAAACCATTGATAAATACAACGAGAAATCTTAATGCACGATTAGGTCGTCTTGGTTTAAATTTATTTGATGTGTTAGATGTTGGGTTTACTGGTCTTGACTTAATGTTAGGTCAAGAATCAGTTAATCAAGCACGAAACGTTAATAAAGATCTTTCTGTTTTATATAGACAAAGTGGTGCTCGTGGTTTAGTTTCTAATAGAACTTCAATAATGAAGTCTTTAGAAGATAGTAAAAGCAATCAACTTGGAGCTTTAACTGGAAACTTGTTTGGTGTTTCTGGTTCTTTGCTTTCTCCTAATCCTATATACGGATTAGTTGGAGGAGCAGCAGCAACTGCTTTTGGTTTAATAGGATTTGGTGGATTAAATAAATATTTAGCTAATAGAGATTATGAAAGAGCTTTACAAGGTCATGGTACTTATGACCCAATTCAATCTCAGGGATTATATTTAAGATCTCACAGAGGTTTTGAACAAGCAAATGCTGTAGGTAATGCTTTGTTTGAAGCACCAAGAAGTTTCATGGGTAAACAATTAACTAAAGTTGCAAAATTTGGTAAAAAGCATGTTTTACCAATACTATCTAAAGTTGGTAAAGTTTTTGACTCTTTATTAAATGTTGGCTTAACTGGAGTAACGGGCGGCGTTATGGCTGCCATAGGAACTTCAATTATATCTACAATAGGATCTGCTACACTTCTTGCTGTGAAGTCAGGTAAGGCTATTTCTAGATCAATTAAAAATATTTCAAAATTATCTAATTTTAAATTACCTGATTTTGGTAATTTTAAGTTGCCCAAATTTAATATGAGCTTGCTTAGTAAATTATCTAATATTAAAAATATTAAAATTCCTAATATTTTAAAGAATTTTAAATTACCAAGTATTAATTTTAGTAATTTTAAAATTCCAGGTATTGACTTTAGTAAATTAAAAATTCCTAATATTAATTTTGGTAATATTAAATTAAAATTACCTAAAATTAATTTAGATTTTTTAAAGAATATTAAGATGCCAAGTCTTGATAAGTTGAGAAGTTTTAAATTACCAGACTTTAATATATTTAAAAATATTAAATTACCAGGTTTTGATAAGTTGAAAAACTTTAAATTACCTAAAATGTCTGGTGGCAAGTTAGGACAATTTATTAAAAATGCTCCTGGAAAACTATTTAGTATTTATAAAGATTTCTTTTCAACTAATATATCTTTTAACAAACTTAAGAATGTTAACTTTAAAGGTTTGGTTGATAAAGACAATCTTAAATATCAATATTGGCTTTGGTCTAATACTACAAAATCTGGGAGAGGAGTTAAAAGTTCGTTAGATAAAGCTGGTAGAGTATTGTCTTCTGCTAAATTTAAACTTGAAGATGCTGCTGCTTCTTTGATGAATCCTAATACTTATAAAAGTATTAAAGATGCAGCAATAAATTCTATGTTTACTATTAATAGTAAAGCTGGGAAAGCTTTTAATTCTTTAAAATATTCTTTATCTAGAGGAGTTTCTAAAGTTCGTAATTTTAATAGAAGTATGAATTTTGGCTTTGTTAATAAAGCTACGTCTAGATTAAAATCAGGTGTTAATAAAGTATCTTCTTCTTTAAAAAACGCCTATACAGTAGCAAGCACAGTATTAAGAAATTCTACTAATATTGATAATTACAGATATCAATATTGGCTATGGGCTAATACTTCAAAATCAAGTAAACTTTTAACAAAAGCTGGTTCAACTATTAATGATTTATTTACTAATGGAATGGATTTAGTAGGTAAAAGTATTAATAGAATTAAACCTGGTGGAGTATTTAAAACAGTTAAATCTATTGGTACTAAACTTGCCACTTCCTTAAAAGATTTATCAAGTAGATTACCTAAATTTAACCTTAGTTCTGCTGTTGATAAAGCTAGTATGCTTGGTAAAAAACTACTAACTGGTGCTACTAAAGTAGTGAGTTCTTCTTTTGGATCTTTAGCTTCACGTTCTTTATCTTTTGCTAGTAAATTATACAAACCAATTCTTAACTTTGGTATAAGAGCAGAAACTGCTGCTATTAAGAAAATTAATAGATTTGTTCCTAGCATTGGCAGAACATTAGCAATTAAAGGATTTAAAGAAACACTAATCGATGCTATTAGTCCATTAATTGATATAACAACTTTTGGAAGTGGTGTTTTAGAAATATCTCAATTAAATAAAAAATCGACTTTAGCTGATGTTGAACAAGCGTATGCTAAAGCTTCAGGAGCTAAAGGTTCTTTAGTTGGTAGTATTCTTGGTTTTACAGCAGGAGGAGGCTTTGGTGACTTTATTGGTTCCTTAGCTGGAAATTTAATTGGTTCTAGCTTTAATAAAGCTAAGTTACGATTTGATACAAAAGACTTTGGCGCAGCTACTATATTAGAAGATCAAGTAAAGCCTCTTATTAGAGATTCTGCACTAGCTTATCAAGTAGGTAAAAATGTATCAACCAAGTTAGTTAAACCTTTAACTGGTATGTATTTATCAAGTTTGAGACAAAAAGCTGGCTTGCAAACTTTAGCTAAATCTGCACAAGGTTCACGTGCACTATTAAATAAAGGCATTAATCCAAACCAATTTAAATTAGCTAGACATGAAAAATTAATATTAAATATTAACAACTCTGGTAAGTCTGCTTTTGCTAAACAAGTCGCTAAAGCTTCTACTAGATTAAAATCAGTTGGTGGTACTGCAGGTCAGCGTGTTATTTCTAAAACTCTTCGAGCTGGAGGAAAAATTGGTAAAACTGCAGTAAAAGCATTTTCTTTGTTAAGTCCAGTTATTGATACTTATTTAATTGGAAGTGGTTATAACAAATTAAGAAATGCAGAAACTCAAGCTGAATTTGTTTCTGGCAATAGAAGAATGATGGGTTCTTCCGGTTCTTTAGCTGGTGCTGTAATAGGGGGTTCTTTACTTGGACCTATTGGAGCTATTGCAGGAAGTTTAATTGGTGATTTTGCTGGTAATATGTACGGAGAATATATTGGTAAAGAAGCGCATAGAAAAAGATTGTCAGGAAAAGATTTAGCTAATAATCAATTAGGTGGAGGTATAATTGGTGGTGTTTTAGTTGGTGCTGGTGCTGTTGGTTTAGCAGCTTTAGGTGTTATTAGTGCTCCTTTGATATTAGCTGGTGTTGCTATAGGTGCATTAGCAGGTGCTGCTATTGGTGGTTATAATTATGTTAAAAATAATAATAAAGAAAAATTAACAAAATCTATATATGAAAAACCTAAACAAAAAGAATTTAAAGATTCAGTAAGAATTGAATCAACTCAACAAACTCCTGTTAAACCTTTATCTCAAAATAATAGTAAAACATCTAAAGGATTTTTTACACCGTTATTAGAGTATGTTTTTGGTTCTCCTGCTCAAGCTAGTGAGTTGAATACAATAAAAAATATTCAACAAAAAACAACAGATAGAAAAGCTTCATATAAAGAATTAATTCCAGTTAAATCTTCTTATAAGAAAGTATTTAAATCTGAATCTAAAAAGCAAAAAAATGCTGCTGATTCTATTGGAAATTTCTTAACTAAAATTACTAATTCTGCTGTTAAATTTTTCCTTAAAGCAAAAGATGCTTTAATGAATTTAGTTCAAGCAGGGTCAGATGCTGCTAGTAATGTTATTCAAGGTGGAGTAAATTTAGTAACTGGAGTTGCTGATACAGCCTTAGATATTGCTTCTGGCGGTTCAGTTGGTGCTGGTCGTATTCCTATTTTAAGTGGTGAATATAGTTCTTTAAATAAACTTATTCCACAACTTGCTAGTAATAAATATTTTAAGACTGATACTGAAGATGGTAGATCTAGAATGGTTATAGCTGTCAGTATTGGTGCTACAGAAGCTTTTGGAGCAGGTCAGACTGGTACTGATTTCTTTACTAGAAGAGGTGGTACTGGCAACAATATGAAAGGACTTGCTCAATACAATTTAGCTTACCATTCTTCTTTTATTGATACTCCAGAAAAATACAAAGACTACCTAGGACAACATTTGTCTGGAGAACGAGTATTACCAAATAGTCAAAGTGCTGGTAATCCTGGCAAAAGATTGAGTGATGCAATTAAATCCGGAGAAGTAAAATCTGGTCCTGATTTAGAAAGGTTTTTAAGAAAAATTCAACTAGGTGGTTCGAATTGGCAAGGTTTAGATGATGGTTGGAAGCGTAATCCTGGTCTATCTAATCAATTATTTAATTATTTAAAATCTCCTCCTGCTCCTTCAATTGTTAGAAATGATAAAGTTTCTAACACTGCTTCTGGTTCATCTGTTGCATCTGGTGTTTCAAAAGGTCCATTGTTTGGATATGCTAGTCCTTCAGCTACACAGAATTGGTCTCAAGTATTAAATGGTTCTGTTACTCCTGGACAAAGTTTAAAAGCTTCAAGAGGTGGTGGTTCTAGACTGCATAATGGAATTGACTTTGATGGTACAGAAGGTTTGTCTTCCAACGATTTAGTTAATGTTATGTTTCCAGGTTCGGTTGTAACAACTGCCGCTTGGGGAGCTGGAGGCTATGCAGACCAAGGTGGTGGAAGAAGTAATGCAATACAAATAAAATCTGCTTTACCTGGTGGAGGTTCTTTTTATATGGATTATGGACACATGAAAGAATCTACTTTTAAAGTTAAAACAGGATCACAAGTTGCTGCAGGACAAAATTTGGCAAGATTATCTGTTAATGATGAAGCTAGTCAAGGCGGACATTTAGATTTGAAATTGCAAGTTCCTACTAGTTTTGCTAACAAACAAGGTTTTAGCCAAGGTTCAAGAGGAAAAGTTGAAGGATATACATATGTTGATGTAAAACAATTTATGTCTTGGTATCAAAAACAAGTTGATGCCAAACCTGTAGTTTCAACTAGTGTACCTAATGCTTTAGTTAAAACACAAGGAAACATTTCTGCTAATGTTGTTGCAAACAAAGTTGGTAGTAAAAAAACAGCTACTGTTGCTCAATCAGGAAATGTTGCTCCTGCTTCTGGAACTGTTAAAACTACAAAAGCACCTACTGTTTCTAACGCAAGAGTTATTACAGCAACTCCTTATGATGTTATTAGCTTTAGTGGACAAACTAATAATTCTGGAGTTCGTGGTAATTTTGTTGTTAAGAAATACGAAGATGTAAGTCCTCACTGGAATGGTAGTGGTGGTTATACAACTTACAAACGAGATTCTAGATTTAAAACTGGGTGGAAATCAATGGTTGGTGATCTCCAAGTATCTGACCTTGCTTTGTACAGAAATGATAACGAAAATGTAGAAGTAAGAGCCGCAGCTAGTGGTACTGTTGTTTCTGCTGGTGGTTCTTATGGGCTTGTTGGTATTAAAACATCAAGTGGAGAAGTTGTACGAATGCTTCACAATACTGGAATAACAGTTGCTGTTGGTCAAAAAGTACAATTTGGTCAAATTGTAGGACGACAAGGAGATGCTGGTACTGGTAATGGTGCATATCACGTTCACTTAGAAGCTTCTGACGCTACTACTAAACGTTATGTTGAAGCACTTGTATCTGGAACGTATAAAGACACTGATATCGGGGCTGGGTCAATTAATCCAGATGGAACTTCTATAGTTAGTGGCGGTAGTTCAGGTACTAAAGCAATGGAAGAAAATACTAATAGTTCTTTAGGTTCAAGAATTGTTCGAAGTATTACTGGTTTTCTTAAAGGCTTTATGGTATTTAATGTATTTAAAGCAGTCGCTGCTTTAGGTAATTTTGCTGCTAATAAAGTTATGTTAACTAACGGAGCTTCTGGTGCTAACAGAGTAAAAAAACGTGGTGAGCGACCAATGAGAGAATTACTTAATGCTTGGGGTGCATATGCTCCTGCAAGACAAGAATCGTCTCTTAATAATGGTTCTCCTAGTATTGTTAATAGAACGTCTCAAACAGCTCAACAAACTGTTCCATTAACAACACAAGTTCCTAACATGCCTGGTGCGTCAGACGATCAACGATGGGCTATACGAACAATACAAGCAGCTCAAAGAATTGGTGTTAGTCCAAAAGATTTAATGGCTGTTATGTATTTTGAATCTGATTGGATTCCTAATAACAGTAACAATGTTAATCCTAACAATAGAGATGCTTCAGGTGCTGCTGGGCATATTGGCTTAATTCAATTTGGTCCTGATTATAGAAGAACTAAAGGAATAAGCAAAGCTCAGATTGGTAAAATGGATAGAGTTCAACAAATGGATTTAGTTGAAGATTATCTATTAAATTACGTTGCAAACGGAAGACGCGATGTTTATCAAAAAGGTGGAGTTAAAGCTTTATACGGTGCAATTCTAGCAGGAGATGCTAGTGGAAGATTTAACGATTCAAAAGACGAATACGGCACATCTGTAAATAATGCTGTAGGACGGATGAACAGTAAAGTTGGTAATAAAGCAGATATATTGTTAAATTCAGTTGGATACAATAGTAAAACTGGAACTTTCAATGTCCCAAAAGCTCCTAAACCACCTGCTGCTGAACAAGTTAAAAGAGTTGTAAAATCTGATGGTAAGCAAGCACAAGCAGAAATAAATAAAATAGTTGCTTTTACTCTAACTGACACACCTCAAGCTATTAATGTTTTAAATCAATTGACTACATCTTTTGAAACAGCTATGGTTTCTGTTAATACTAAGAAACAATTAACTGGTGCTATAAAAGTTATAATTCCAGATGTTGAACAAATTGCTTTAGCTGACACTGCTGTCAACGGAGTTATGAATACTGAGGTTAATACTAATGTTATTGATAATAATGGAAGAATTAAAATTAATTTTAATAAAGAAGCAGGATATATTGCTTCTAACTGGAAACAAATAACTGGAGCTGACAGTATAAGTGAATATCAGAACATGGAAACAGGTCTGACAGAAAATGCTTAAATTCAATACACTTAAATAAGTAAAAGAAAATAATAAATATGAGCGCAGTTAATCAAGGTTTACCAATTTCGGGAAGTGCTAACGGGCTGCCAATTGCTCTTGTAGCAGCAGCACAGCCAGGTACTTTAATTCATACATCTTCTTCCGTTTCTGATGATTATATTTGGTTGTGGGCAGTTAACGCAAGCGACTTTAACTGCGTATTAGAAGTATATAAAGGCAATGCTATTTTAGGATACTCCTTAGATAACACAGTTATTCTTACTCCTAAAAGTAATAAACAATTAATTGAACCTGGTATTTTAACTAATGGTGCTATTGAAGTTAGGGGATTTGTTACTTTAAACAGCCTATCTCAACGAGCAAATGTTTTAGTTTCTGGGTTTGCTCACAGGAGACTTGATTAATGAGTAATCGTAGAGAATTTTCAGTATTAAATTTAAATAAAAATTTTGTATTTACTGGTAATTATAGTTCTAGTACTATTTATCAGAAAAACGAAGTTGTTATTTTTAACGGTCAAATGTGGTTGTATTTTAATGAAGCTCCTTTAGCTAACATTGAACCAAATATTGTTAACGTTACTTCGTGGCAAAGTATTGATGGTAATAGTAAAGTTTTAAGCGGTATATTAACTGCTAGACCTATTGCAATTAATAGTAATTCAGGAAGGACATATTATGCTACAGATACGCAAGAATTATATTTATCTAGTGGAAGTTCTTGGACTACTATAGCTAGAGTTGCACCTGCTTCTAATACAGTTCCTGGATTAGTGCGAGTATTTAACAATAATGTTAATCCAGTAGTTTATAGAACAGAAACTACAGACACTCTGTTATCAGGAAAAGCTAATATTGGTGCAAATACTGATATTACTAGCCTTAGTTCAACAACTGATATTACTAGTACTAATATTACTAGTACTAATTTAACTTTAACAACTGGTAATCTTAATTCAACCCCTTCAACTGCTGACCCTGGAACTAGAATAATTAATAAAGCTTTTTCTGATGCAAGGGCATTAGCTTTTGTTAACTCTAACATGAGGTTTACTAACGATTTCTATTTAGGAGTTTCACCA